CGGCGCCGATCGCGACGAGTTCGGGCGCGATGCCCTTCAGTAGTTCAAGTGATTCGCCGAACGCAAAGACGCGTTCCGTCGCCACGCCCGTCTCTAGTCCAAGCGCGCCGAACGCGCGCGCCAACGAGTTCGTTGCGGCTTCGGCCCCGACCATCGATGCCGCAGTTTTTTCCTCGGCAGCGGCGTGCGTCGTGGCTGCTGCGGCTGCCGTCGTGTGGCCTTGCGTCAGCGCCGCAAGCGACGCGTCCCCGGTCGCGGCGATCCGCGCGAGGTCCGCTTCCATCTTGACGAGGATCGCGTCGACGCCGCTGAGCCCGGAGGCTGCGGAGTCCGCACCGCTCAGGGTCGCGGTGATGTTCAGGTTTTGATCCATCTACCGAACACCTCCGAGCGCTTTGATCCACGCAATGATTGGCTCGACGACGCGCGTAGCGCGCTCGCTTTCGAGCTTATAGGCCAGGTGAACGCGCAGCTCGACCTGTTCGATCGTAAGGTCATTCCAGATCTGCTCGCGCGTTATACCGAAGTGCTGCCAAAGCAGCCCGAAGATGGCCGTCAGCCCAACGCCGCGGCCGCCCGTAAGTTTTTTCGGCGTTCCTCGTACTCCGTCGCCGCTTCGCGCATACGGTTGAGCAAAAAGAGCGATGCCGCGATCGTGACGTCATCGCTCATCCCGAGCACGAGTTCGTCAAGCGACGGCTGCGAGCGTCGCACCGTGAGGTCGTCGCCCTTCGCATCCTTGAGCGGTTTGCCTTCCGTGTCGAGGATCGTTTGATCCCACGGCTCGACATATTCCGCGAGTTTCAAAAGAATCGAGCGCGCGAGTTCGCGGCACATCGGACGCCGAAGCGCGTGCTTGAGCGCCTCCCCGCTGCGCATGGCAGCCACCCGCGGATCGGTCGCCGGCGGTGCGCCAGAGGCGAGCCCGCTTGCGATCTTAGCGGCTTCGGAAAGCACGATCTGCTGGAACGATTGCAGGTCTTCCATGATGCGACGATCGTTGACGTCCGCATACGAAAACTTCGTGCGCACCGCGATCGTACGATCGTGGCCGTCCGGCATCTCCAGGCGAAACGTCATCCGCTCCGGGTTCTCGATCGAGAATTGCACGTCGGGATCGTCGAGGTCGCGGCCGATCGCGGGCTTCGCCGCTTCGGCGGCAGTGAGTGTGCCGCCGCGCTGCGCTGCGAGTTTCTTGGCGCGCGCCTCGGCTATCTCTTTGCGGGTCGGCACCTACCAGCCGAATCCGTTGGTGTCAATCAGCGCGATCGATAGGTCGTTGTTCGCGCCCGGCGCCGATTCGGTCGCGGTGAAGTTTGCCGTCTGTTCGAGCGATCCCGAGACGACATGCGGAACGTCCGCTTGCGTGAGGTAGACGTTCGGCATCGTGAAACTCACGAGGAACCGGACGCCGTTCGTTGCGTCGGCGACGTCCTGGCAGCCCACGTTTAGCGTGAGGGGCACGCCCGGCACGAACGCGGCCGGCGACGTCGCGCTGTTCGAGCCCCAAAAGAGCAGGCGCGCGGCCTCGGACTCGAATCCCAACTTGAGCGAGCCCGAGACCTTGCGCGGCCCGAGCGGCCACCCCGTCGGAAAGCGACCGGCACCGGCAGAGCGGCGCTTCTTGTCGATCTGATTGTTCAGCGTGAGATCCCACGAACGAACGTCGGGCGGCGACGTCGCGGTGCCGATCGATACGTTATTCAGCGACGTGGCCGTGCCGCTCGCTTCCATCGTCATCGGGTTCTTCGTCGACAGCGTCGGCGTCACGGGTGACGTTTGCTTGAGCTGATTGACGCCGACCCAGGTGTAGTCGATCTGGAGGTCTTTTCCGGTCGACAGCGCCACCTTCATCGTGTCGATGCAGCACCCGGTATAATCGAGATATTCCGAGAACGTCGTGTTCGAGGCCGGGAAGCCGTACTCCATTGAGAAACTCGGCAACTGCCGCAGGAGCCCGAACGTCAGCGATGTCGAGTAGGCCGTCGGCGAACTGAAGATGATCGTCGTCCCCGAGCTGTGTGACGACGCGAATCCGCCGAACGAGAGCGTCAACGTCGTGCCGGAGATCGCGGTGATGGTCGGCTTGTTGGCGTCGCCGGCAATGCTGCATACGAGCCCGACCGTGAGGCCGGAGGCCGATGTGACGATCAGCGACGTCGAACCGCCGGTGTAGTTTGACGAGTTGGTCGTCGTCGCGATCTGATACGAAACGGGCGCGCTTTGCGAGCCCATCGCGTAGGCCATGAGTTGCCCATGAATGTCCGCGAGCGTCGCGACGCGCAGCGACCCGGTGATCTCGAGCGGGCCGGTCGGCATCGGCCGCATACCCGCGGCGCCCACGGAACCCTCGCGCGCGATCATCGTGTTTTTGACCGACGGCGAGAACGCTTGGAGTTCATGGAAGATCGTCGGCGCGGCGTAGGTCCCGAACGTCGTCTCTTTGCCGACACCAAAGGTGGCTAGTTCGCCTACCGGCGTTTGCATCATAGGTTAGTGGCCTCCTCGAGAAGTGTGCGGTTAGGACAGCTCCGACGGGTCGGGCGCGTCGACCTCGTCGTCATAGACCGTATCGGCCGCGTCGGCGGGGAGTTCGATGGGGACCTCGACGTTGGTCGCGTGTTCGCTGCAGCCGTCGAGGTTCGTGGCATACAGGTCGTGCTCGGCGGGATCGACGTCGTGCGACGCGATCGACGCGCCGCACGTGCAAGTGAAGTACGGATTGCGCCCCAGGTCGGCATCGATGAAGTTCGGGTTCCGCAAGAGCGCGTCGAACGCATCGGGGTCGTCGATCCTTTTCGTCTCGCCAGCCTCGAAGAAGAGGCAGCCGGTCGGCCAGAATGCCGGGCTCGCGATCATCGTTTCGCTCTGTCCGTGCAGCGGCCGGAACGTGATGTCCATGCGATGTCCTCCCCGAGAGCGGTTTAGCGGCGCGCGAGTTCGCCCCACACCTGAAACGTGCCGACGGCGAAGACGCGCGGCTGCGCATCGGTCGCGCGCGGATCTTCCCAGGCGTACTCCCAACTTGAGAGCAGCGTCCGCTGCGCCAATCCGTTAAGTTGAAAGTTCGCCTGATCGCGTAAGATCGGCCCGACGCCGTTGCCCTGGCCGTCGGCCGTGATCTGGCGCAGTTGCGTCATCGCCGCGTCCACCGTCACGAGTCCCGTCGCTTCGGCGACCGAAGCCACCGCTGCGATGATGACGTGAAAGGTCGCCTCGAAGGCTTGGCGGCTCGTGCCGCTGACGCTGAACGTGCAGCGCTGCTGCTGCACGCCGATGCACGGGTAGTTCGGCCCGATGTCGGCGCTCTGGCGCACCTCGAGGACCGTTTGCAGGCGGCCTGCGATATTCGTTCCCGTGCCGGGGCCGTTGGGTCCGACGTTCATCTCGCTTGCGAGAATCGAGACGATCGTGTCCCATATCTGCGCGACTTTCTCGTCAACTCCGACACCGGGCGGGCCGGGATTGGGCAGAATCACGCTCATCGTCGCGTCACCCGATCAAAAAATAGCGGCGCAGAATATCGGTCGCGACGGTCGCGTTCTGCTGGTCGAGGTACAAGAACGGGCGCTTCGGCGCGCCTTTCACGCTTGTGGCGAAGACGTGCTTGCCGCGGATCGTAAACGCGAGCGCCTTCTTCGAGGTCGGGACGATCGGCGTGCCGCGGCTGCCGTAGATGCCCGTACCGTACTGCATGAGCGCACCGAGATTGTAGCCGTTGACTTGCACGTTCGAGCCGACCGTGATGTGCCGGTCGTCCGACTCGACCACGCTGCCCGAGCCGCCGACCGTGAGCGATCCGAGAAGCCGTCCCGTTGCGTGCAGGAGCGGCGTGCCCGAAAGGTTGGGCGCCCAACCGGGACCGCCCGCCTCGATTCGATCCTGCGCCGCCTTGAGAAACGACGCGCCGACGCGCAAGAGGCCGGGCTCGGCGTTCGTCATTCGCGCCTGCACCGACGAGAGGTTTTTGCGCAGCGCCGTGAGACCGTCGACCGAAACCCTAAGCAACGGTGCCGCTCTTGCTCTTAACGCCCTTGACGCCGACGATCGTTCGCGTCGTGAACGTCTGCACGCCCTTCGCTTCCCAGCGATCATTCTTCTCCAGGCGGATCAGAATATCGCCCTCCTGAATGTCGACGCCCGCCGCGAAGAACGCATAGCCCTCGAGTTCGACGAACGGTGCGCCCGGCACGGGCTGCTGCACGATGTTGCTTGCCGGCACATAGTCGCCAACGTAGGTGCCCTGCGTGACCATGACGCGCGTCGGTGCCGTCGATTGCCCTTGCACCGGCAGCAGGAGCTGCTGGCGCTGCACCTGCCACGTCGCGCGCAGTCCGGTCATCGCGCACCTCCGCTGTCGTCGTCGATCGGGTGGACGTGGCCGAACGTCGCGAGGTACTCATCGGCCGAATATCCGCCGCGCGCCGCGCGATCCTGATCGTCCTGCGTGCCGCTCCAATCGCCGAGGTCATCGTCGGCCGGTTGCAGTATGCACGCGCAATTCGGGTGGAGTGGCGGCGAGTCGACGCCGACCGAAAAGTCGTCGCCGAGTTTGACGACCTCGCCGTCGACCTCCTGGCACTCATCGCAACAGTAGATGCCGCGGCTCGCGTTCCACTCGACTTGTTCGATCTTCGCGGCTTCGTACAGCGCCATGTTCCCGGCGTTTGCCGCCCGGTTGAGTTCCGTTCGCGCGACCATCTTCGACCAGAACGGCGCCGGTATGCGCCGCGTGATCTCGCCGGCATCGTCAATCACGTGATAGCCTTCGGCAAAGATCGACTGAATATCGGCGGCGAACTCGCGCGCGTGCGCGCCGCGAGCGATCGCATCTTGTAGGGCCTTGAGCAGCACTTTGCGCTCGCGATCGACGACCATGAAGCCGAGTTGCTTCGCGCTTCCGGTGACCTGCGCATACGCCCATCCGGGGAGCGTCTCGAAACTGTCCTCGAGGCGAAAGAGCTTCGCGCCGTTTCCGTAGCCCATTTGCGCCAGAAGCGTCATCGAGTCGATAAGCGCCGATGAATAGCCGACCGAGGTGAGTTTCGCGATGGCCTCTGAAATCGCCGAGATCTGTTCGGGCGTCAACTCCGGGGCAGCGACCCCGTCATCGTCCTCGCGCACGCGCGGCTTGCGCAGGCCGCTCCGCTTCCAGAACGACGCCTCGAATGCTACGCGCGCGGCGCGAAGGGCCTTCTCCAACTTCGGCGCGGCGCCGTTAATTGCGCGGACGTGGGCTCGTATGAATCGGCGTAGGTGTGCCGGGGGCCGCGCGACACTTTTTTTTTTGTGGCCGTCTCGCGCAAGAACGCTTGCGCTGCGGCGCGCGCTTCGGCGAGATCCTCGAAACCGTCGAGCCGAATCTTCATCGGCCGGGCTGATACGACCGGATCACCGGCCCGGCAATCGTGAGGATCGGCTTCGAGCTGTCGGGGATCGGCGGCGTATTGATCTGCGTGCGCAACTCGGCGAGTTGCCGCTGGAGCGCCTGCGTCGCGGCGTTCCGATCGTTCTTGTATTGGGCTTCCGTCAGCGCGGAGAGCCGGTCGGGATTCGACAGAATCAGATTGATTATTTCGATTTGACAGCCGCGCAGCGTGTTGCCATCCGCCTCGATCGAGCCACCATACTGATTCGTGTTCCGCGTGAGGACGTTTTGCAGATCCGCATCGGCGAAGTTCGTCACCTGATACGATGCCGAGAGAAACGTGCCGTCGGCCGGCGGCGTCACGAACGTCACCTGGCCGCTCGTCGAGATGGAATACGCACTCGACGCGATGCCCGTCGTCACGCCCGAGATCGTGCCGAAGAGCGCAGCCGGTGAATCCGCGTAGTAGACCTGAAATCGTTCGAGCGGCAAAAAGAAGACCGTCGTCACGCCGTCGGCCGTTCCGAGTGCCCGCGGCGACTCGGGCAGGACGCCGACGTTGCGCGGTTGGTCCTGAATCGCAAAGCGGACGTCAGAAACGGCGACGGACATCGAGCGCTCCTATCTCGGGGGAATGTCGAGGACCGCACCCGCAAGCAGCGGGGCAGCGTCGAAGTCACGCGGCATGCCGACAATCGGCAAGTACCCGAACGGCACGAGTCCTTCGCGCCGAAGGTACAGCAGCGCCGATGCCTGGGCCGACGCGACGCGCAGCTCGATGTCGGGCAGCGGCCCATCGGTCACGACATTACGATCGGTAGGCTGCGCCGATTCGCGCTCGACCTGCGCAAAGACGGCCGTCTCGACGTCCGCGAGCGTCTTCTCGACGCGCGCGACCGCCGACTCGTTGTGGGCGATGATCGCGGCGCGCTTGCGATCGACCTCTTCCCGCACCGCCGCCCCTTCGTTCGCGAACAGGTCGATCAGAATATCGGGCTTGGTCCCGTCCTGATTGTACCTGCGCGAGAACGCGACGCGGTGACCGGCGAAGTCGCGGCAGAAGTCGAACGTCGCGCCGGTCGTGTAGGCGACGTCCAGGCCGATCAGCCGCGAGATGAGATCGACGATATGGCGAGGCTTGGCCTTGCGCCGGTCGGGGTCGCTTGCGAAGTCCTCGGTCATCTCGACCTTGAATGTTCCGCGTTCGGGTGCGGTCCCGCGCGACGCCGACGCCGGCGCGGTGGAGGCGACACGCGGAACGACCACCGAAGCGGGATCGTCCGCGTGCGCCGGCACCACGTCTTCGTAGCGGGGAACTCGCGCTGGGACAGGGCCGCTTGCTTTTGCCGGCACTAATTCAGCCGGCAGGCGTAGCGGTTGTCGACGGTGCCCGCACCGAAGCGCATGCGTCCCTTATACGCGAGCACGTCCTGGCGGAAGGACGTGCCGGAGTTCGGGGCCTCTTGCACGACTTCGAGCGGGTTGCGCGTTTGCAGTATGATCCGCTTTTTCGCCCGCAGGAGGAACTTCGGCGGCGTCGCGCCGTCCGTGCCGTAGCCGTTCGCGTTCGTCGGCGATTTCGCCGCCTCGGACATCCACGGCGTTCCGACGACGCGATACTTGCCCCGGAGCGGATTGATCGTGCCGAAGTACGGCATCGTGCCGGCCGTCGGCGTGGCGCCGGGATTCTGCGCGAGCAGCCACGAGTCCATCACCTGCACGGCTTCGAGTTCCTCGTCCGAATCGACGAGCAGCGTGTCGGGCTTGATGACGAGCAGGTTTCCGTTCGGATCATGCACCTTGCGCAGAATCCGATGCGCTTCCTTGACCTGCGGCGTCGAGATCGCGCCCGTATTGACGCTGACCGAATACGTCCAGCTCGTAGCGTACATCTGCCCGAACCCGAACATATCCATCTCGTAGGTGAGCGATTCGCCGATCAGCGAACCCTGCTGAACCACTTCGCCGGTCTGATCGTCGTCCACGAGTTCGCGTTCGAGTTCAAGCACCGAACCGAACTTGTAGTTGCGGATCGTCACGTTGAGGCCGGACATTTTCACTTCGGGGTAGGCTTGCCCGCGTTCGACCGGGCCGCCGCGACCAGGCCGGAAGAACGGCGCGTAGTAGTTCTCGAACCCTTTGCTCGGAACGACTTCCGCGACTTCGTTCTCGTAGACGCTCGGCTCGAGTTCGTACCCTTCCGCCGCGAGACGCGTGATGCCGTAGCGGAGCACTTGGCTGAACGCCGAGGCCGAGTTCGCCTCACCGAACCGCGACGTGCGTGCGGATTGCTCCCGGTAGCTGCGCTGCCAGCGCCTCGCCGAGAAGTTGACGTTCCCCATCATCTCCGCGAGAGCGTCCTCGGGATCGATGCGGTACTCTTCCTTGATCTCTTCGCGGAACTCTTGGATTCCGCGCTCGTTTAGCGTTTTGAGCGAGTGGCGACCGGCGAACCGGCCCACTGTGCCGACGCGTTCGCCGCGCTCTTTCATGTCGCGCTGCGCGAGCGCCGCTTTGACGGCCTCTTTCAGCGTCGACTCGAGGTCGCCATCGTTCTTGACCTGAACGGCCATGTTTGACGTCCCTTCTTCGGCTTAGAGGCCGAGCGTGAGGTAGCCGGGCTTAATGCGCACCGGAACGGTGACACCCGAGCCGCCCGAAACGCTCGGAGCTGCAGCCGTGCTGCCGGTAACGAGATCCACGAAGCCGATCGTCAGCGCACTCACGAGCGGTACCGCACGCACCGACGCGTTTGACCCGGTGACGGGACCCGCGAGGGTGACGGCGCTAGTCGAGGGGAGGAATCCGGCGTAGATCCCGTCGACGTACACACATACGCCGAGCACGTAGGCCGGGAGATAGCCGGAGGTGAGCGTGCAGACGATATTCTGGCCGCTGGTCGTCGTGACGCTCGTCGCCGTGCTCGGAAGCGTCTCGCCGATCGCCGTAAGCCAGGTGTACTGCACCGCGTGCGCCGCAGCGGTCCAGGTGCCGCCGGTGCCGGAGTTGACCGCCGTGCTTCCCGGAGCCGCCGGCGCGATGTTCTGCGCAAGCTGGATCGTCTGCGCATCGGCGCCGATCGTGACCTGGGATCCTTGGTTGTACGTGTCGCTCGCCGTCGTGTTGAAGGTGAACGTCCCGTCGACTTTCACGCCCGCATAGATCAGCGGATTGGAAATGCCGCCGAGCAGCGGGTTGAGGTCCTTCGAGACGCCGACGAAGGACTTGAGCAGTCCGATCAGCGTGGCGGAGAACGAGAGGCCCGCGCCATACGACGCGAGCGCGTTGTTCGACGTCAAGTAGCACATATCGCCGGCATTGATCGCGCCGGCGGCTACGGTCGAGTCGATCGGGAGCGCCCACACGGGACGAACCCCGGTGCGGTATTCGTTATCTTGCGAAATTGTCGCCATCGTGCGTTACCCTTTCTCGACGCCGGACACGGTCAAGAGACCGCCTCCGCGAACGCCGGACTCTCGCGTGCGCGCGACGTTGCCCACGACGCCTTCTGCAACGAGTTTGCGCGCCGTCTCGCGGCCGACCGCCATCAGGGCGCGCAGCTGCGCCTTCTCGCGCAGTTTCGCTTCGCGCAGTTGGCGCTCGAGTTCGATCTCGCGCGCCGATTTCCGCGCGCCTTCCTTCTTCTTTTTGCCTTCGCCGCCGATCAGATCGGCGTCTTCGTCGTCCTCGTCGTCGCTTTCGCCGACATCGTCATCGTCGTCGTCGTCCGGCTCGAGGATGCCGTCGAGCGACGGATCGCCCGTTTCGTCTTCCATCTCGTCGTCTTCGGCGTCCTCGTCGTCGATGATCGCCGCCTTCTTGCCGGGCTTGCCCGACATGACCTTCGCCAGCGCCGCGTGCATCTTGCCCTTCGCGTCGTCGTCGAGTTCGACTCCGGCTTCCTTGAGCACCGCAGAGAATTGCGATTCGGTGATCGCTGCGGTGCGCGCTGCGAGACCGGGCCGCAGCTTTTTGGAAATCCCGTCGATGAGCGATTCGAGTAGCTTTTTCTCTTCGCGCGTCGACGCTAGTGATGAACCCATATATCCCTCCTCCTTAAGCGAGAGTAATCGGCCACCGGCGCCCGCGCAAGCCACCATATCAGTGCTGTCGGCTTCGGTGATGTCCAGGACCACTTTGTAGGGTTTTCCGTCGACTTCGCTCCGTTCGGATTCGCCCGAGGCAAAGATCGAGAAGCCCACGTACTGTTTGCGCGGGTCGTCTTTGTAGCGCTCCGCGTACCGCTTGGCTTCGCGCATTTTGTTGAGCGCGAATACATTGCCGGCCTCGATGTTCAGCGTCCCGACGAGCAGCTTCTTGCCGCCCGATTCCTCGGTGTGAACGTCGGACCACCAACCGATGAGGTCTTTGATCGAGCGCACGCCGCCGCGAGCGCGACCCTCGATGTCGTCCTGGTGGTCGGCATACGATCGCGCACCCTCGAACACGCCGTTCTCGGCGATGCGCTCGATGAGGTCGCCCGTATAGTAGTGGCCGTCGACCGGGTTTCCGGGTCCCTCTTCGAGCATCACGCAGTCGGCGGTGACCCCACCGTCGTCGGTGGCCTTCACCTCGCGAACGCGCGCATGCAGGCGAATCGCCTCGGACATCTTCTTCGGCTTCACGGTCGTCGCCGATTCACCGCTCGCCGTTTTCATGCGCCGCGACTCGGCAAGCGCGAACGTCTGCTTCGCCTTCTTCACGAGCGGGAACGTCACGCAGTCGTTCGCGTCGATCGTGTACGTTGCGGCCCACAACTCGCCGGTATTCATGTTCCCGACGATGACGGCGTTCTTCGCCGGGTAGCTCGCGACCAGCGTGATGCCCCAGGCGATTTCGCCGTTGCCGGGCGCGCCGAACTGCGGCGACAACGCGGCGGCTTTTTGGATCAGCCCGCACTGCTGTTCCCAACTGCCCGCAGCGGTGATGCCGTATTCGCGCATGCGCCGCGCGTGTTCGCTGGTCTTTGACGACCGCCGCGCGACGTGCTTGACGCCGAGGATCGCCTTCGCGCGCCTGACCTGCCGATCGACGTCGGCGGCATCATAGTTCTTCGCCTGATGCGCGCGCGAGAGCACCGCTCGCGCAAACCGCTTCGCATTCGGGCTGCCGCTCGGCGGCAGCGGAAAGCCCCAATCGGAGTCCACGCGATCGGCGGCTTTCTTCGCCTTACCGGCGGTCGACAGGATGCCGTACTTGCGCTTGAACGCCGCTTTCGGGCTCAGGTCTTCCTTCGGTGCCGTCTTCTTCTTTTTGGACGGCAGCACGCCGGGGCGGAGCACCTGCGAGATGCTCGAGAGAGAGATCGCCATCGCCCGGAACCCTCCTACGCTGCGGGCTTGTAGGCCGACAGCAGCTCGATAATCATCACGCCGCGGGGCGACACCTCAAGGTGCGGCGAGAGATCCGCGATCGTGAGGCCCTCGACGGCGCACACATTGTGGACGACGCGCGCGATCTCGGCGAGCACGTCGGCGAGCCCGTCGACGGCGTCGCAGACGGCGGCGAGCCGCACCGCCTCGGCCTCATCGGTCGCGACGGCAACGAAGTTGCCCGTGAGCCGCACGGGCGCGCTGCAGTGCGGACAGCGCTCGATCGGCGCGAGCACGAGGCCGCCGTGGCCGATCTCGCACAAGAACCGGAGAGGACTACTCACGAGACGCCGAGATCGATGCGGATGGACGCCGTGCCGGCGCCGACGTAGGCCGTCGCGCGCATGTCGGCCGGGTCGCGCCCGAGCGATTCCGCGTGCGCGCTGATTCCCTCGACGATGTCGCCGAACAGATTGACGAGTCCCTGGATACGATCGCACTCGTCGGCGAGTTTGGGGTAGCGCGCGCCGAGCCATTCGTGGACCGTGCGCGCTGAGACCGCACCGTCGATCATCCGCGCACGACCTCGAAGATTTTCGTGCCGCAGATCGGACAGTTGGCGACGTCGGGCTTTTCGACGAACCAATGCCGTTTTTCGCAGCGGAACATTTACTGAATAAAGCCGCGGACGTTGTACGCGACGCCGCCGGTGAACGCCGAGATATTCAGCGCAAGCGCGGAGCCCGATGGCGCCGACGGCTGACTCTCGATCCCGATCTCTTCGATGCCCTTAGTGGAATTGATGTAGGACACTTCGAGCGGCACACCAATGACGATGCCGGCGGCGTGCGTCTTCGTGAAGGTGGCCGTGAATCCGATCGGCGTGCCGGCGGTGTTCGTCTGCACCGCAGTCACGACGACCGCCTCGTAGTTCGCGGCGTTCGGCGTCTCGATGTCGACCGTCTGGCCGACCCAAATTGTCGCGCCGTTGGCGACGTTGCTCGAGACGTTCGCGAGCGTTACCGTTTGCGAGCCTGTCGAGATCGCGCCCGAGGTCGTTTGCGTATTGTATTTCAGCTTCACGAGCGGATTGCCCGTGCTCGGCGTTCCGGTCACGACGAAGTCGGTGAGAAAAAACGTGTACGCTTTCCCGCTGACCGGGTTCGTGCCCGATGGCACCGTATACAGCGGAATGTCACTCGTCGTCGGATTGGTCATCACGGACGCGAGGATGACCTGCGTCTGGCCGACGCCGGGGCCGCCGGCGGTGCCGAGTTGCGGGATGCCGACGGCAGGGTACGAGAGCTGCGAGGCGTTTCCGGCCGCGTCGTTCTGAATATCGGCAGGCATCGGTCCCCCTAACCCTTCGTGAAGAAGGTGATCGTTCGGCGCGCCGCCGCCGCGACGCGTCCACTCTTGCGCAGTTGCGCGGCACCGGCACCAGCAGCGTTCTGACTCGGATCGGACGTGCGCGACGTGCGCGCTTGGTCGTCGTCGTCGTCATCGTCATCGCCGGCGGAGCCCGAATAGTCCGGGTCTGGCACTTCGCCGGGATTCCAGGCCGGGTCACTCGCGCTCGGCGCGCCTTTGCGCACCTGCTGCCCTGTGCGCGCGATCATTTGCGCGCCCTCGGCTGCGATCTCATCCTGTTCTTCCTCGAAGTCGTAGTCCCTTATATCGAACGCCGTGGCGACGATCTGCGCAGCGCGTTTCTTGGAGATGTAGTTATCGGATTCGGCGCGCTCGGCGTCGGCGATCGTGACCGAACGGTCCCCTTTGACGATGTCCGGGAAGATGACGTCGCAGGTCATGTCGAGTTCGCGTTCTTCGCCGCCCTGAACGTAGCCGCGGATCGCATGCAGTGCTGCGCGCACGTCGCCTTTGCGCAGGTGCCGCGCGACGTGCTTGATCGAGTCCTGACCGTCCATCGCGTACCAATTCGTTTTCGGCAGCCGCCCCTCGGCCTGCGCGATCTCGCCGACCTTCTTGCTCATCCGCAGCAGCCACGGCCGCACGACGCGCTGTTGACGCGTCTCGAAGTGCTTCACCGACGGCGTCTCGGCGACGACGGCCGTCGCGCGCGCGCCGCGACTCGTCACGCCGAGATAGTCCTTCACGATGTGCATGCCGACGGCGATAATGCCGAGCAGCCCGTCACCGATGCCGATGCCGCCGGTCGACGTCGAGTTCTTGTCGCTCTGCAACGGCTTCACTTCGACCGCGTCGTTGTGATAGAAGCCTTGCCCCGGCTGTTGGAGGTTCGGCGGGGGCGTCTGGCTCGCGTATGAATTGACCGTATTGACGTCGACGCCGGCGCCCTTGATCGTGAAGTCCCACGCGAACGCCGCTTGCACGATCGCCTTCAAGGTTTCGGCCGAATAATAATCGCGCAGGCGCTTGAGCCACCCGAGCACCGGAAAGAGATCCGATCGTCCGCGCTTCTCCCAGGCACTCGCGTTTATCGTCGAATGAATGACGAGATTCGGGTCGAGCTGCCGGAAAATGTACCGGATCATCGGATGCTTCGCGTCCGAGTAGAGTTGATATTGCGTCGAGTACATCTGAATAATATACGCGACGTCGTCGAGGTTCTCGGGGTCCGTGACGTAGTCGGGGATCGTCGAGGGCTCGAGCATCGCGATCAGCGGCGGGCGGTCGCCTTGCGGGAAAAACCGCGTCCAATTCTCGCCGTCGCGGAACCAATCGAGCAGCCACGTGTAGATGCGTTCTTCGCCGCGGTTGAGTTCCCAAAACGCGTCCCACTCCTTCTGAACGAGTGGGTCCTTGAAGACCATCTGGAAACCGCGACCCAGCACGAAGTCGACGATGATGCCGAGCGCGCCTTTGGCGACCGGATCATGCGACGCCGCCCAAAAACATTTCGCGAGCATTGACCAATAGTCGTAGAGATACAACTGCTGGTTGTACGGCCCGTTCCCGAGCGGCAGCACTTCGTCGGGCGTCGGCGGGCTCGCGCCCGTCCCCGTGTTGCCGACCGCAATCGACTCGTAGTCGTCGAGTTCGATTCCTTCACGCAGCTTGCGCTGCGCCTCGGCGACTATGCCCTCGTTGCTCGAAAGGACGCGCCGGCGATGCTCAAAGAGCGTCTCGACGAACCCCTCGAACGTCTTCGCTTTGGTCGCTTCGCGGAGGTCGCCGCGGCCCAGGGTGACCGTTGCGTGTTTGAAGTGCGCCTCGACCGTGACGCGCTTGTCCGGTGATTTGACAGCCTCGAAAAATTGGTAGATCGGCGAGTCGGCCGGATCGATCTCGTAGGCGGTCTCATCGGGCGTGTACGGGTCTCGCGGCGATTCGACCGTGCCGGCAGGATCGTCGTACTGCATCGGCCGGCCGTGCTGATCGACGAACCGCGAGAGCGCAGGTGAGGATTCCTCCTGGCGCCCGACGAGCGCTTCACTCACAGTCGCGGGCCGTAGGCGATTTCGATCACGAACACCGCGCCGAGAATGAAGACGACGATCGCGAGAATGTCGGCATCGTTCATCGGCTCCCTCCCTCGCGGATTAGGTCGGCGTCGCCGTCGGCGTCGCCTCGTGGCCGTGCTGATGCCAATGCATCGTCCCGAGCTTCGGCTGATGCCACGGCGTGTGCGTCGGCTTTGGACTCGGCGACGGTGCGGGCGCCTGTACGACGCTGATCGCGGGCTTCGCGAGCGCGAACACGATCAGAACAGCGGCGATGCGTGCGGTCATTGGGATTCCTCGTTACGGCGTCGGCGGCGCGACGGGCGCGCTCGTCGGGAACGGCGCCGTGTTTACCGCGCCAAGCATCGATTCGTTATTCGTCGCGCTGCACGAACCGGACGTGGAGTAGATCGGCGTCGGCAGCGGCAACGGCCCCGAGAACGTGTTCTGGCACGAGATGTCCGGCCAATAGTACCAAAAGAAGATCTTTAGCGGGTAGCCTGCGGCGTTCGCGTAGTAGATCGCCTCGTCGCGCTGGTATTGCTCCTCGGCCTGCGTCGGGTACAGGCACAGTGAGTAAGACGTGCAGCCACCGCCGCCTTCTTGATACCACGAGAACGCTTGGCCTACAGCAGATAGCGTTTCGCTCGGATACACCGACGAAGCTACGTTCGCGACGAGGGTCGCTACGACTCCCATATCTGCGCCGGTCTCCCCGCTACAGATGCCCGCCTGCACGCCCGTCGTCGAATAGCACCACGGATAGTAGTCCCATCCGGTCGCCGGCGTGTAACTCGAGGTGAGCCACAGGCCGGTGTACGGCGTCGCCCAGGCCGTGCATGTGCTCTGCAAGTTGCAAGAGTACAGGTTTTTCTCTTGCGTGATCGCGTTCGTGTTCGACGTCGTAAAGCCGCCGCTTGGGATGCCGCCCGGCGTATTGATGCCGAGAATGAGGTGCGTCGTGTCGCCGACGGTATTGCGGATGTACGTCTCGACGGCTTGCACGGCTTGATAGTTGCCGCCGGCGAGCGAACTTGCGCAGTAGCCGATGCTCTGATTCGGGCAGCCCGGCTCGTCGTAGATGTACCAGCCCCAATTCGTATACGACGACAACGTATTGTAGACGCACTGCAACAGCGCCCCGTCGGTGGTTGGGGTTCCTGGGCACGACGACGCGAGGGTGCCGTCGAGGCTGTTAATCAGGTTCGTGCCGGTCGCGATGTTCGTGCCGTCCGCGAGAATGGCTTTGATCGAGAACAGCTGGTTCATCACCGGCGTCAAGCCTTCGTCGTAGGTCAGCCACGACGTGAGGTTCGTTTTGCTCGCGAGCAGTCCGATGTAATTGATTTCGTAGGAGATGCCGATCTGCGACATCGCGAGATCTTGCGCTTCGAGGCCGGACAGATCGCTGTCGGGTTCGTGGCTGTTGTAGACACCGAACGCGGGCAGTTGGGCCGACGGCGTCGGCGTCGGCGTCGGCGTTGCGGTCGGCGTTGCGGTCGGCGTGGCCGTGACGAGCGGGCCGGGAACGGTCGCGGTGCCGCACGTGGTCGCGGTCGCGGCGTAGTACCGAATCGCCTTCACCACCTGGAAGTAGCCCGTCATCTGCGGGAGCGCGGGCGAACAGAAGCTGCCGGTCGCGCAGACCTCGTCGACCAGGATCATATTCATGGCCTGCGTATTGTTCGTGTTCGCCAGCGACGCTGTCGTTGCGGTGCCGTTGACCGCCATCCACTGCGCGTTACTACCGGAGAGCGCAACGAACCCGAAGGTATTGAATTGCGTCGCGAGCGTCGGAACCGAGACGTTGAAACTTTGGACATCCGATTGTCCTTGGTCGATCGTCTGCTGGGTCACGTTCTGTCCGACGTATCCGCTGCCGTAGGTCTGCGTGATGAGGTTGCCCCGGAAATTGCCGGTGATTTCGTTTAGAAGCCAATCCGTCGCCCAATTTCCCGTAGCGGACGGCTGCATGACGACGATCTCCCAATACCCCGACGCATAGGCGTGGTACGGGCCGGCATCGAGCAGCGCGCCGAGAGCCGATCTCGGTGTGAAGTCGGTATTGAGCAGCGCATTGATCGCGCTCGTGCCCTGAAAATACGAGAAATAGACCGTGACACCCGAGGCATGCGTCTTCGCAAAACTCGCGGTGATCGAGTTCGCCGCGACCGCCGTCAGCGTGACCGTCTCTTGATTCGTGCCGGAGTCGACGATGACCGCCTCGCCGACTTGGTATTGCGTGCCGGTGCCGGCCGTGACGCCGACGAGATGCGATCCGGTCGAGGTGACCGCTGCCGTCGTGTTGGTTAGCGTCGCGATCGGGTAGGCCGAGAGCATGGCGCCGTACCCCGGCACCATTTGAATCATCGGCGGCAGGCCGTTCGAGCTGATGATCGAGAGCGACGGGAAGGCTGCCGTGTCACTGCCATCGGCGCCGGTATTCACGCGGCCGACCGACGATTGATCGGACCAATAGATTCCCGAGCTGCGGCCCGGCGGATACGTCGGCGGCGGGTAGTTGTCGCTCTCCCATATCCCGCGCTGGTGCAGCCAGAACTCGTCGCCGTCGGCGTAGGTGTAGAGGTGCGAGGTCGCGCCGGCATCGTCGACGCAGCGGGTCTGATCGCTCGGCTGCGGACTCGGATAGTCGGGACTCGGCGAGGGCGCGGGCGTCGCGCCGGAGTTGCCGAGGATCAGAATCGGCCCGGCCGTCGTGGCAAGCAACGATTGCGGGACCGCAGCGATGCCGAGAACGATCAGCGCAAAGACAAGGGCGATGCGACGCACTAGAGCGCCGAATAATGCGCGGCGATGCGCGTCGTCGAAAGCTCGGTCGAATAGAGGGACACGCAGCACTCATAGCCCGCGATGCTGCCGACGGTCGTGTCGACCGTGTTATTCGTCGATCGCGAACCCGCGGCACCGACCCACATCGGCCCGGCAACGCTCGACCATGCCGCGTAGTACGTCGCCGTATTCGTAGCGATCGGCGTGCTGTTGCCGTTTAGGTAGACCTTGATGCCGTTCGTTTTGTCGTAGGTGAATACGAGGTCGTACACCGTTCCGGCCGTTAGGCCGCCGTTCGCTTGCGTCGCGTTGTTATTGCCGCTGTCTCCAGACACGGTGAGATGGCAGCTCGTCGAATCGGCGACGACGGCCGCGTAAAATGCGCTGCCGGTGCTCCAATCGTCCACGAGGGTAAACTGCCCGCCGGAGTTTCCGGTATTGCACTCCTGTGACGCGCTCGGCTTGAAGACGACTTCCCATGTGGCGAAGTTCGTGCTCGGCCAGGACGTCAGCGACGTCGACTTCCAGGCGTAGTCCCCCCCCGAGGAGTTGCTCGGGCTGTAGCTCGCAGCGCCCGTGTCGGCCGTGAGCGCCGGGCCGCCGCGCGTGCCGGAACCGACGTAGGTCAGCGCGTTACCGCCGCTACCGTAGTCCGTCTCCGTGCCGCTCGTCGTCGACATCGGCCAATAGGCATACGGCGAATCCGCGAGCACCGCGTTCTTGTACGGCGTCGATCCGCCAGGGTTGCCGGCGCCGGTCAGCGTCATCGATGCGACGATCGAGGACGACGACGCGCGAGCGAACGACGTCGTCGCGAGCATCGCGACCGCGAGCGCCAGGACGCGGCGAATCACTGCTGCACGACCTGTATGCTGCCGGACACCTGCACCGCAGCGGAGGTGAGGAGGCAGAGCGCGTTCGAGGCGGCCGTCGTATAGTTCGGCGTCGTGCCGGCCGGTTCAACCCAGCCCGCTTGCGCTCCGAGCGGCATCGGCCCGGTCAGCGTCGTCGTGCCGGTCCCGCACGTCGTGCCGGTCCCATACTCCAGCGTCGCATTGCCGGTGCCGTTCGCCAGCAGCACGACCTTGCAGACGTAAATCGTCTTCCCCGAAGACAGTGCCTCGAGCTGCGTCGTCGTCGCGGTCGAGACGTTCACGACGACGTTCACGAGCGTTCCGTAGCTGCACGGGTTCGTGGTCTCCGTGACGACCTTGCCGTTCGTGTCGACGTCGATCGGCACGGGCCCTGGCGTCGAACAGCCGTAGCACCAGCCCTGTTCGTTCGCGTTGACCGGCAGCGCGGGCGGATTGCTCGCGGCTTCGCCGGGGCCGGCGGTGTACAGCGGAACGCCGGTCGGCGCCACGACGTTCGCCTTGAGGTTGCCACTCGCATCGGTCGGGTAGGCGATCGGCGTCGCGTTACCCGAGCCGTTGCCCGCAGCCTGCTGCGCGATCGCCACATCGGACGAGCGCGGCGCGAACATAATGCCAAAGAGTGCAGCGATGAAGATCGCCGCGAGTGCGATGCGAGTCTTCATCCCTGGCCTCCCCTCTTCGTCATCCGTTCAGCGCCGCTCCGGCGTAAATGTTCGGCCCGTAGGCCCACGTGAGCACGCCGTTCGGCCCCTCAAGCATGAGCTGCACCTGATAGTAGCCCGCCGTCGGAAAGTCGGTCGGCTGCAGTAGGCGCTGCCAGATGTACTGCGACGCCTGCTGGAGCGGCCCGATCGTGCGGCCGGTCGCGTCAGCGGGACCCTGCACGACGAGATAGACCGTGTATCCCGTCGCGTCGAACGGCTTGCCGGTCGGATCGGTCAGCGAAAACTGTTCGTAGATCCCTTGCGCGCCGGCGGTCACGTCTGCACGACCATCGGGATCGTGCCCGTGATGAGCTGCCCGTTGACGAGTTCTTCCATGATCGTCATTTTGTACAGCCCTCCGATCAGCGCGTTCTTCACGAGCGTGGCGCTTGCGATCCGGGTGACCTGCGTCGGCCCGATGAGCGTCGCGCTGCCGAGCGCATTGATGCGGTTTGTCCCGCTGATCAGCGCCGATGCGGTTGCCGTCTGCGTCCCGCGCGTGCCGAGATAGGCGCTCGCGCCGATCGCGACGCGAACCTGCTTGAGCGTGGCGCTCGCGCCGCCCGTCACGGAGACGCCGGTCTTTAGCGTCGCGCTCGCGGTCGCGGCCTGCGCGCCGAGGCTCGTGAGCCGCGCCGATGCGATCTCGGTCGCCGTGGCGCTCGCGCGCAAGGTGGCCGTGGCCGGCGCCGCGATCGAGGTCGTGGTCGAGCCGATCAGTGCCGCGCTGGCGGTCTTCGTCAGCAGCGCCTTCGTCGCGAGGTCGGCGCTGGCGGTCGCGCTCGTCGATCCGCTCGTCGTGAGATCGGCCGAGGCCGTTGCCGTCGCGGTCGCGGTCTTCGAGGTCCGCGCGGTCGCGCTCGCGGTGAGGCTGCCCGGCTTCGAGAGCGTCGCGCTCGCTGTGGCGTTCGCCGTCGAGATGACGTCGAGGTATGCGCTCGCGGTCGCCGTCTTTGCCGTGGCGACGACGAGGTACGCGCTCGATGAGACGCTGGCCGTCGCGCCCTTCGCGAGCACGGCCGAGGCCGTGGTCGTCTGCGCGGCGGTCGCTTTGAGGTCGGCCGATGCCGTGGCCGTGACGCGCGGCGTCGCGACGAGCGTTGCGCTGCCGGTGGCCGTGCTCGCGAGCGTGGCGCGCAGCGTGGCGCTCGCGACGGCGGTCGCCGCCGTCTTTGCCGCGAGCGTTGCGCTGGCCGTGCCCGCCTGGGGCGTCGTCGCCTTGAGCGTCGCGCTCGCGGTCTGCGTGCTCGCTGCGGTCGCCGCAAGGCGCGCGCTGGCCGTGGCCGTGGCCGAGGCTTTGGTCGAGATCGTCGCCGACGCGCTCGACGTGCCCATCGCCGGCGCTTTGAGGTCGGCGCTGGCCGTCGCGGTCGCCGCGGCCTTGGCCGAGAGCGTCGCGCTCGCCGTCGCGGTCTGCGTGCCGCTCGTCGCGTTGAGGGCTGCGCTCGCCGTCGCGGTCTTCGTCGCCTTCGCGGAGAGCGTTGCGCTCGACTGCGACTCGGCATGCGCGCCCGCGATCGTCGTCGCACTCGCCACGGCCGATGCCGCCGCCTTGGCCGAGAGCGTCGCGCTCGCCGTGCCGGTCGCCGTAGATTTCGCCTTGAACGTCGCGCTCGCGGTTGCCGCGGCCGCGACGTTCCCGAGCAGCGTGGCGCTCGAGGCCGGCTGCACCGCCGTCGTTGCCTTGAGCGTCGCGCTCGACGCTGCGGTGACCGTCGGATGATACAGCGTCGCCGACGCGATCTGCGTCGAGGCGGTCGTCGCTTTGAGCGTGGCACTCGCGATCGCGGTCTGCGCCGTCGTCGATTTGAGGACGGCCGAGGCCGTGCCGGTCGCGGCCGTCTTCGCCTGGAGCGTGGCCGTTGCGGCCGACGTCCACGGATTCGACGAACTCTTGCACGTCGCGCTCGCGGGTGCCGAGAACGCAACGGTCGCTTTGACGACCGCCGACCCCGTCGCCGTCTGGACCGTCGTGACCGAGATCCGCGCGCTGCCGGTCGCGGTCTTGACCGTGGTCGATTGGAGGACCGCGCTCGCACCCGAGGTGACCAGGCCCGAGTGCGAGAGCGTTGCCGTCGCGGTCGTCGTTTGCGCCGTCGTGATCGACAGGCGCGCAGAAGCCGATACCGGGACCGTTCCCTGTCCAACGCCCGAGAGGAACAGAAGAAACGGCATGGCTCGAGTTAGTTTCCGGTGATGATGATGTTCGCGTTACATGCGGCGGACAGCGTGTAGGAGAGGCCGTTTATCAGCCGCATGCGCCAAAGGATGCTTTGCCCGGCGCCGAGCGAGCCCTGAAAGCGCTGATCGGCCGTCGCGCCCGTTGGGCTCGCGCCTTCGTCGAACAGCGTCAGCACGACCGTTTGCGGCGAGTCTGACGCATTGAAGATGCTGATGAGTTCGGCGAACTGTGTGCCCGCTTGCGTGAGCAGGTTCGTGATCGTCGTCGCGCTCGCCGGTGTTAGGACCGCGAAGTACGCACCGCCGTCCGAAATAATCTGCGTCTCACCGGACGTCCCATTGATGACGGGCACGTTGACGCCCGAACCGGGCGTGTAGCCAACGGTCGCGAGCGACGCCATGCGTCAGCCCCTACTTCGCTGCGTAGTCGAACGATGCGTGCTGGTGCGCGAGCGCTTCCTCGAGCGACGCGTGGCTCGCGACGTCGCCGTTGCCGTAGCACTGCGTGATCTCGGCAGTGCCATCGGCCGCGATCGTCCCAAAGAGCAGCGAGTCTGCCGTGTGGTACGGCGCGCCGCTCGCATCGTTCGTGAGCACGGTACGATGCCCCCAAACGACCGTCACGCCCGGCGCGACCGTGATCGATTTCCTCGGCAACATCTGATGATCGAGCGTCACGGGTTCCGCGACGAGCACGAACGGGTCGAACGACGCGGTCGCCTCGAACGCGGGGATCGTCACGTCGACCTTCTGGCCGTCGAGTTCGACCGTGTCCACGACGACCGGCTTGAACGCGCCCGGCCATTCGCTGATGTGGTGCCGGTGCGCGATCGGGTCGGTCCCCTCGCAATCGCACGGGTCGTACTCCGCGAGGATCAGCTTGCCGGACGAATCGGTCACGACCCAAAAATAGCTCGCCGAGTTCGGATCATTGATCCAAGCATTGCGCCAGGCGATCTCATCGTCGTGCGCATTCTTTGGCGTCTTCGGCTTCGTCGCGTCGACGACGCGGCCGGCGGCCGACTTGGCGCGCAAATAATCGAGCAGGCTCATGCGTTGCGTTCCCCCCTAGCTCCAGGTGTAGCCGTAGGACGTCCACGGCGACGGAAATGTCACGTTGCCGCCCGATGCGCTCGCGCCGGTCTGCAACTGCTGCACCGTATAGGCCGAGTAGGCGTTCAACGTGTTCGCAGGCGCGGTGAACGATGTTCCGGGCGCCGAGGTCTGCGTCGAGCATGCCGTCGTCGCGACCGAGCTTGCGGTGGCGACCGGGGTCGCGAACGTCGCGTTCACGCCGAACTTCGGCGTGATGTACGTGCTCGAGCCACCGCCGTCCGTCGGTGCGGTGGCGGAGAAGTAGATCCCGAACGCGGAGAGCGAGTTCGGCGCGACGCCGGTCACCTTAAGCCGGTTGTATTTTTCGTATGAATTGTTGCCGACCGCGATCGGATTCGCCGCCGAGAGCGACGAGGTCGATGCGGAGTCGACCGACGCGAACGCGATCTGCGGGACGTTGTCGGTCACCGTCGCGCCCGCGGTGTTCGTCTCGGACAAAACGAAGGTAGGAGCTGCCACGGTGTACCCTCCACAGTAATTTTTGGTGTAGGTGCGCTACGTGCGCAAAACAGAAGCGGGCGCCGGCATCGTCACGTGCGAGTGCATAAACCACGCGGACACGACAGCGGACATCACGCAGTCCTTGACGACCTGATCGTCGTCGTTCGGGCCGGGATAAAATGCGTGCTCGTCGACCCACGGCTTGATGAACGGCCATCGCACTTGCCGCAGGTTAATCATCCGCTTCCAGATTCCGAGGCCCTCGCGCTTGCGGCCGCCGCGGAAGTCCATACCGACCGCGCCGACGTCGGCAAGGTCCTCGAGAATCGGGTCGCCGACGCCCGTGGAGTCGACGGCGTTCACGCCGCCATATCGGCGCGCGCGGTCGCGGATGCGGCTCTTGACATGCGACCAGCCGCGTTTGTTGAATCGCTCGAACTCGACGAGCGTCGCGCGCGGCGTCGTCGAGAGATCCCACGTCGAGCCGACCGCCCAATCCGCTTTGTCCGCGAGGTCCCAGCCGGACAGGTAACGGTGCGAGGGATAGCGCTGCAGCCACGACGTGTGCCGGTCCTGGGGCGATGCGCCTTCTGTGCTGATCGGATACAGGGCGCACCATGCTACGACGTCGTCCTCGTCGACCGCGAGAATCTTTAGCATGTCATTGAGTTCCGAATCGACGGCGGCTGCCAGATCGTCGCCGTCGAAGAAGTCGCCGTCGCCGTCGATGATCGAGCCGAAGATATTCTGCTCGCGAAGTCGCGGTGACATGCGCGCGGCGTTGCGGCGCAGGCGCTCTTGGCTGATATGCGGATTGTCGAACGAGCTGCCGCTCTGCGTGTAGAGGTTGCCGACGCGTTCGCGCTGATCGGCGAGCATCTCGTCCATGCGCTCGGCCGTGATTGCGCCGGCGGCGACCTGCGCGGCGAGTTCGACCCGGCGCGCCGTATAGCTCATGCCGTCGAGCACGAACTGCCCGAAGTCGTTGCGCTTGTTTCCGGTCGAGGTGTACGCGAGCGTGCCGTCGCGATCGACCAGGCGCATGCGCAGTACATTGTCCCGTATCTGCAAGAACTTCGGCTCGTAGGCCGCTTCGTCCCAATTCACGTCATCGTAGGAGTGACCGAGCAGGTGATGCCCGTCGCGCGCGGTCGATCGCGCCTGAAAGACGGCGCCGTTCACGAACACGATCGTCGGGAATGGCGTCAGCTTGACATTCTCGACGAGCCACGATGCGCGCTTGCCCTGCAATAGCGCGTGCGCTTTGTACCACACGAGCTGCGCCTGATCGGCCGTCACCGAGATATTCAGCGATTGGTACGGCTCGCGCGCGGCTTTCATCTTCGCTGCGGTCTCGGCGGTCCATCCGACCTTGTAGGTGCAGTTTATGATGCGCTGCACGGCGGCCGCCGAGGTCTTGCCCCATCGGTTGCCGGTGACGGCCGCGAACTCGTCGGCCTCGGGATGATCACGTGGCGCTTCGAGCCATTTCGCCTGTCCGGGGTGCGGCTCAAAGCCGAGGACGTTGCGCGCGAAACTGACCGGGTCGTGGCGATACCGGCGCAGCTCGTCCGCGAACCGTTCGAGTGTGGCGGCTGCCGGCACCTACGGCTTCGGGTCGGCGGGCGGTTCCAGCGCTTCGAGCAGCGTGGCAAGCCCGACATCGATCCGCGTCGGCGCGTCAATTCCAAGGATCTTGTCCTTGCGCTCGCGGGCTTTTAACGCAGCGTCGAGGGAGTGATCCACGACTTTGCCGCCCGCCCTCGCGATGCCGTCATACATCTTACTTTTGAGCACCGCCATCGCCGCGATCTCGTCGTAGAACGAGAGGGCTCGTTCGATCTCGAACTCGCGATTTGCCTTGAGGTCTTCCGCGCGCCTGGCCGACTCGTGGCGCAAGTCCGCGATGACGGTGCCGCGATCGATACCTTCGAGGACCGCGATCTGGCGAGTCGTTTTGCCTTCGATCACTGATAACGCAAACACGCGCTCTTGCCGGGCGAGCTGCGCCGGCGTGCGGCGCCCATCGCCGCGACCGTTGCCGGCGAGCAGTTTCTTTTTCTTTCGCGCGTTGGCGGGTTTTGGGCGATTCGTCGGTGCCATCGGTCAGCGGCGCTCTCTTCTGTGCATTGGTGCGCGTCCTAGCGGGTTTAGGGCTGTCGTGGCTCGCCGCTTGCGGCGATCATCAGCGCGCCGACGATAAGGAGGACGCACAGGCATCGCGCGACGTCGGGAGCGAGGAACGCATCGCACTGATTCACGCGGGCTCGCCGGGCTTGACGATCGCGACCTGCCACTCACCGGACGGACTCTTCGCGCGGACGAGATAGCCGTCGTCGGTCTTGGAGTAGATCTGGAAGCCAAGCCGGAGCGCCGTCGCGAGATCGGGGAGCACGAGGACGCCTGGCATACGCATGCCCTCCGCCGATGTCCCCAATTAAAAAAGGCCCGCGCGAATCGGGGGCCTTTGTGTGACAAGTATTGTGCGCGAGGGGGTAGCTCGGCGCGCTGGGGTCATTCGACGTTGTTCGGCGGTTCCTCCTTCTTCTCGCAGCGACCGAGTTCGGTCATTTTCGCCAGCGCCTCGGCGTAGGTGACGCCGCTGGTGATCGCGCTTGCGAGCACGGCCATGAGGTCTTTCGTGCCGGGTTCGCGCTCGATCGCGTCGGCCACAACGGCGGCGAGCCGCACGGTGCGCGTCGGAGGGCCTTTCGGCCGGCCGGAGGCTCGCGGTCGGTACGTCCCGGCATCGATCTGCGCGAGACGCACCTGCCGGTCGGCTTCTTCGGCGAGGTGCGAGTTGTCGACGGGGCCGGCGAGGTACGTCTTGCCGCCCGCGGCGCTCTTGGCTCGGGTGCGGCCAGGACCACTCGAGCCGCTAGATTTGTCGTCCGGGTTCCAGCGCCGATGACCCATCGCGCGCTCGAAGTCGCGGTGGCTCTGGAGATCCGCATCATCGGCGAGTGTCTTCTGCGCGTCGAGAGACGGCGGGCGACGATCAGCGGGGTCGAGCCAGGTTGAGCCTGCGTCGAACGGTACGACCGTGAACGAACGCTCGGAGAAGCGCGGTTCGGCCGGCGGGAGCACGAATGGGCCGTCGGGCAGCTGCTCAGGTGCGCCCGAGACGAAGAATCGTCCCTCGCCATGTTCGCGACTCCACGGGATGAGCAGGTCGAGGATCGCGAGGCCGTCTTCGCGGTGCGGCCATCCGGCAGCGATCTGCGCGCGCGCGCGGGTGAGATCCGAATACACCGACAGCGCGTTCTTGTTCGCGAGTTTCGCGATCACGCGGACGGCGGCGTTCTCGGGATGCACGCCGACGATCGTGCGGCGATCGGCGCGCGCACGGCCGGTGCGCTGCGGGAAGTCCACGAACTCGGGATGCGGGTGGTCGGCGAGGTACGGGATGCCCTCTTTGTCGCGCAACTCGATCTCGATCATGTCGGACCTTTCCGGGGCGAGCGCGAGCGCGCGCGCGCGCGCCGGAGCGTGGCGAGGTCGCGGTGCGTGCCGCAGCTACCCGCGACGCCGAAGAACAGCGTGAACGCGACGTCGGCGAGAATCTTGGCGATCATCTTAGCCGCTCCGGCATCGTTAGGCGAACAGCGGGGCAAGGTACTCACGTGCAATCCATGCTAGGACCGGGACGCATACGGCATCCCCTAAAGCGAACATCGCTTCGTTCTCCTGGTTGACATTGAATGCAAAGTCAGCCCAGCCTTGCAGACGCGCATACTCTCTCGCGGTCATCCATCGGACCCGAACTTGGCCGCGACACGCTTCGACCAATGCTTGTCGCGAGGATCCGCCGCGCGTTGTTCGGAGGCAGCCACTGATGGCGTCGTCGCGGATTTCCCACACCGCATGACCGAGCCGAGTTCGCCTATAAGCCGTAGCCCATGCGCGCGTTCGCGAACGCTTCAGCTTCTCAAGACGTGCGCGGTGCAATGGTGGCAACGTCGCCAGGAAACGCTTCTCGCGGTGCTCGTCCCACCACCGCTCGTCGTTGGGCGATATGCGTTCCACGATTTGGGCGAGCGTGGACGCCGGCACCGGCGGGTCCGGCAAGCAGGCAGGTCGGACTTGTAACTTTGGACTAGCCAGCACGAACTTCTCAATCCACTTAGGCCGAACTGAGCTGGAATCCCAAGTTCCGAGTGGCAAGGCCGCGGCGGGTCGCGAGCCAACGATGAAAACGCGCGGCCGACTCTGAGGTACGAAATGACGCGCGTCGATGCTGAAGAGATCACAGACATACCCGAGGCCGTTGAGGCGCGCAATCACGGCGCGCAAATCCGCTCCGCCGTGCGACGTCGCAAATCCGACGACATTCTCGAGCAGGACGGCCGCGGGACGCCGGGCGTCCATCTCTTCGAGGATGCGTGCAAACTCGTGGAAGGTGCCGGACTGCTCCCCTTTGAGTCCCTTGCGATTTCCCGCAAGAGAGAGATCGGTGCAGGGGAAAGACGCCGTCGCGACATCGACCGTGGGCACGTCTTTGCCGTGCAGACGCCGTATGTCGGCGAGCCGAAATCCTGCCGCGTCACCAAAGTTCCGCCTATAGAGACGCTCCTTCTTCTCCTCGATGTCATTGGCGAATGCAACGCGGAAAACGCCGTCGTTTTCGATAGCTTTGCGAACCAGCCCGACGCCGGCGAAGAACTCCGCGACGAGCAGCGTGCAAATCGCGTCGAAGTGCTCAACCAAACTGCAAAGTCATCCGGGGAATGCGGGCTATATCGCAATTTGTCAAACTGTTGCCATCGGGGTCGTTTATATCGCAATTTGTCAAACTGTTGCCATCGGGGTCGTTTTCGCTCGACGTCACGATGCCCGCCGTCGCCCGAAACCGGCGTAGACCAGCATCTCGATCGCGCCGCTGGAGTCGAAGTCGCCGCGGCGCGTGACGAGGCGCGCGCGCAGGGCCGCGAGGCGATCACGTTCGGTAGCCGAGAATCCGATGGCGGCCTTCTTGTGGGCGCGCGTGCCACGAATCCCGTGGACGCGACTCAAGTGGAAGCGCAACGCGAAGGCGCTCGGCGGCTGATATGAGCAGTGCGGACAGACGAGCGCGGCGGTTTGCGTGATGCGGGCCTGGGCCGTGCGCTTGCGCTTGGCGGTGTGCGTCGTGCAGGTCGCGACCTCGACGGCTGCGGCCGTGCCGCGACGTACGATCGCGTGGCGGTAGATGGCCGGCCGGGCGCAGCCGGGTTCCTGGCAGGTCATCATTGGCGGGGCTCGATGGCCGCGCTTGGGGCCCCCGTCGCGGCCCTCGTCGCCAGCGCAAGAAGCATCGCGGAGAGCACGGCAGTTCCCATGCCTATGGGCCAGGAGTTTGCGATGATCTGCCCGCGTTGGGTTTTCGTCGTGCCGGCCCAATCCCAGGAGTCGGGGATGGAGTGCGCGCGCGCCATCTCGAGAATCGACGGGTTACGGCATCCGACTAATTCACTCGGTCCGTTCGCGTGAAAAGAGGTTGCAAAAAGGGTCCCGAGCACTTCATCATCATTGAAGGCCGAGGCCGAGGCCGAGTGGCCGCGTAGCCCGAGCCGTAGCGTGTTCGGATGACCCTTGCCGCCACCGCTTATGCCGCCGTGCGGCGACGATGTGATCGTCCCGAAGACGTCATCGTCGCTCTTTGCGGAGAGCATCCGTGCGCCGTTCTTACTTTGCGATCCGTGCGCTTTACCTACGAGTGATGGGAACACGCCATCGTCTTTCATCTCGACATTTTTCCGTCCGGTCTGAACAGCGATGCCGATAAGTTTTCCGCTCCCGCGAATATCGTGGCCGTGCCATGAGTCCCCTTGGAGCGTATCGAGCGTATCGAGCGTATCGTCGTAGTGTCCGTGGTGGCCGGCTTTACATCCCAATCGCTTGGCGATCACCCGTGCGTCTTCGTCGTAGTCGCGAATATCGCGGATACGCTTCGGTCCCGGCGTCGGGATCACGTGCAGGATGTGCGACGAGTAGAACCATCGCTTTCGCGAAGTAACGTCGCCGAAGTCAGACGCACAGA